TTATTCATAATTCCATCTCATAGTTAATGCTAAATCGTATAAGCCTAAAGGGAATCTAATGTCAATAGGTTTATTAGTTTCATACTCTTCAACTTCATCTGTTATAGGTTCTTCCCAGAGATGTTCAATATCAATTTCACTTATCATCTAGTACCTCGGCTAAGTTAAATGTTTTACTATCAATTTTCTTTTTCTTTGCTGTAAATACTTGTGCAGCATATGCTTCGTTCTTCTCCATGTAGTCACGAAGAGCTTCTAACTCGTTAAGCATTTTAAGTACTTTAATGTAATTAGTTTTATACTCTTTTAAGTTGAAAGAAAAGAACTCAATAGTAGCGTGGCGGTTACAGTCAGCAACAAGAAATGACCCATCAAAAGACCAGCTATCAAAAGATCCTTGAGCAATAGTGTGAGCACTTCCTTTGTCTCTGTTGAGGAATGTTCTAGAGTAGTAATCTCTAGGCTTTTTAATCTTTGCTTCCATATCATCCCTTAATCCTGTTAGAGTTAGAGAACTTAACATGTTCATTACACTCGTTGTATGTTCCTACTAGACGTACTGTAGAGTAAGTAAATGTATCAAACACCCTCCAGTATCCGTTAGCCCATCGTATCTCGTATCTCATCATTCATCCTTGGTTGTTTACTATTAGGTACCTACTAGAAAGTCTCTTGTTTCTTTAAGAGTCATAGCACCTATAGCGGTGCGTAAAAGGTTACCCTCAGAGTCTTCAAGAGCAAAGAAGGGTATACTTTTTACGTTGTATTTAACAGCTATTTCTTTACTATTGTCTATATTAACTGGCTCAAGTGTTGTGTTAAACTCTTTAAGATTAATGTCTTTAAGAATACTATCCATAATCTTACATGGACCACACCAGTCAGCATATATCTTAATTAGTTTATTCATATTTCACATCCTCCAGCAGTACATGCTAATGTTTGAGCACCCTCTACGTTATCACGGTCTTCAGTAAACAGTTCCCAGTTAACTTCTGGTTGTGTATCTAAAAGACGTTTGTAAACAGATGAATCAATTGTTTCATATGGAGCTTGACGATAAGTTCCACCATCATCAGGTAAGAAAGAAATACCAGTACACTCATCAAAGTGTTCGTATACCCATGCACCTACCTCCATCCATTCATGTTCTTTAACAGAGATAGTAACAGAAGGTTTGTGTTCACACCAGTGGCGTTGGTAAGCTAACCAAATCTTTAAATGCTGAAGAGCAGTTAAATCATTACGAGTATATCCAGTAGACTTCATAGGGAAGCTAAACACAGTTGTTTGGTCAGGCTTCATTACACAGTCTTCATGGTTAACACCTTGTTCAATTAAGAACTGTGTTAATGGATCTTTCTTATCTTGACGGATACGACGGATATAGTGTGGTGCATGTCCAGCATGGATACCACTTGAGGTAAGGGTTAATTGAGATACAGTACCTTCAGGCTTAACGCATGTAATAGCTGCTGAAGCAGAGATACCTAGCATTGCAGCCCATTGCTCATTAGTATCACGAGCTTCTTTTTGAAGTATTTCAAGCACTGTTTGTAAGGTAAGCTTACCCTCACCACGTAAGATAGGATTGTCTAGGATACCAGTCATAGATACACCTAACAAGCGTTCTTGTTCAGTGTTCTGTTTCCATACATCACGGAGATAAGGGAAGTGAGTAAGGGTAGACTGCATAGTACCCATAATAGTAGCATAGCGTACCTTAGTTCGGAGAGTATCTAAAGTATCATCAGCAGTAACAACTACAGTTGAAAGGTTACAGAACTGATATGGCTTAAGAATAATCTCTGAACAAGGGTTAGTACCATACTGTACATTGAACTCTCTACGACCCCACTTAGCTGCTTGCTTTTGAGAGGCTTCACGGTTAAAGATACCACGTTCACCTGAGTGACTGTTGTATATATCTAACCATTCCTTCATAAACTCACCAATAGAAGGTTTTGTTTGGTATACGGCTGAGTTATTAGCTAATGCACGTTCACCATATTTTTCCCACCAAGTACCTGTCTTAGCAGTAGCATGGTCATAGTTACCTAAGTCACCTAATGAAATCATTGCTGACCTACGTACACCACCTACAACAACTACTTCACCAATCTTACACATGATATCGTGACATTCAATAGCAGATAGTTTACGACCAGAAGCTTGTTTAAACTTGTTTACAGTGTAGTTAAACAAATCAATCAAAGGTCCTGGACCAGAAGCTCTACCACCAAAAGTCTTTAGTGGCGCTCCTGCTGGACGTACTAAGGATACATCCCACTGAGAGATCTGACCAGCATATAGACGAGCTATTAATAATTTATACGCTTCACACCAGCCTTCTTTACTATCTTCTACAGTAATAATTTTATCACTGTTAATTAAAATAGGAACATCAGGTAATAAAGAAGTATATTGGTTTTCACACGAGAAGCCCACGCCAGTACCACATAATAGGATGTACATGGCCTCATCAAAACAACGCGGATGATCTATAGGAAGATAGCTACAATTGTATGCTGCAACGTTAGTTCGGGTAAGGGCTTCCCCAGCAGTCATAATAGAACGCATAGAAGGAAGAGAGTTTAAACTTTTTATCTCATTCTCTAAGCAAGGCCATACAGAGTCATGTACAGGTATTGTGTCTTTAAGTTGTTCTTTAAAGAAAGAGATCCATCGATCAGCTGTTTCACCCCAGTTCTCTCTACGATTCTTTTCAGGTAGGTATCGAGCATAGCGGGATTTAGCGATTAGTTCTTGATATGAGTTCATTAATGTCCTTGTTAATTATTGTTGTTCGGTATTAGGTACCGACTCTTTAGCAAAAGAAATACTTTGAATTATAAACCTCTTGTAGGTTTAAGCTTCCTGTTACTGGCTGAGGGAAAGTGAATAATTCTTTATTCTCCATAAGAGTGTCTTGTAGTAGGTTAAAGAAGTTTTCAATATCATATTGAGCAACAAAGGTTATCTTAGTTATTTCTTGTAGAAAATCCACCTCATCAGCATGGGTACTAAACGAATCATGGACAGCACCAAAGCTACCGTTGAAGCCAACAACAGTATTAGCCATGTGAGCAGCATCATAGGAATGTACAACATTAGGACTGATACCCGAAGCATAACTCCTACGGCATGGTACTCGTTCGCCAGTCTCTTTATTGAGGACATCCACTTTAATAACGTGCATGACACGACCATCTTTATTTCCTTGAATACCCCGTATTGTACCTCTTTGTTTACGTTCGTGCTGAAGGTAAGCTTTATAAATAACAGGGAAACCAGAAGGAGTATGCCAAGCAAGGTGATTTCTATTTGAGTTGAGTTCATGTTCTGCAATCTTTTGAAGATATTTAGTTGTCTTAAGTGGACCAGCACATACTTCATTGATAGCCTTAATAAGGTTACCAGCTAGAACGTCACATTGATCCTGATCTATGTTGTACTTAACAGTATAACCTTCCACATGACAGTCATCGTACATGTTTTTAGCTATACGCTTTTTACCAGCACTATATGCTCGAGTCATTGAACCTCGTTTAGCAATACCCTTACGGATATGCTTCATAGGCATTTGTTTTTCTTCAAACCACTCAGGCATAGTCTTGATAAGTTCTTTAGCAACAGCTACGTAAAAGTCTTTCTGAATAAGAGTAGGTACCAAGGACACTAAGGTACCTGCTTGTTTATCTTTAGACATAGCAGCCAGATGTTGCCAACCATTATTACTACCATCAATAGGTATAGGAAAGCCAGACATGTAGGAGTTACCTTCAGACTTAGCTCTAATATAGTTCTTGATTTCATAGCAACATGCTAACAAACTAAAAGGCTTTTCAGCAGACATATCTATAGCATCATGACTAGCTATGTTACTAATCTTATCCATATTATTATCTACCCATGCAGCTCTATCTTCAAGAGTCATTTTGTCTAATGATATGGTATCAAGACCTTCTTCTTGTAAGTACGTCTTGTAGTCTGTACTGAAATAGGATGGCATATCATTAATGTTGAATGACTTATTATAGCAAGCTGCTGTATGAACCTTAAGCCAAAAGAAACCTTTATCAGTCATTTCTTTTTTGTTAGCGAATAAAAAGAGACTACGTGCTAAGTCACTACCTTGAAACTCAAGGAATGATTCTGCATAGTAGACTCGTCCACGATAGTCGCAAGATACTTCTTGATAGAAAGTTCTATTACCAACTAGCTGTGCTTTCTTTATTACTTGACTGTACTCAAAGTATTTACTTATAAGTCTTTGTAGCTTAGGGTCTTTCTTACCAAAGAACTTTGTACCATCTATATGATTAAGTTTCTTAGGTAAGTGTAGGTTTTCATGGTGGATATTATATTTGTATATCTCACCATCAGCATCTACTAGTTCAAGTATTTCGGTAGGATGATTCTCTTCCATAGCCTTTAACAGAGGTAGGTTTAACGACCAAGGTTGTTGGCGTAATGTTTCCATACTTCTAATAAAAGGTTTACTTAAATACTCATGAAATAGTTTGCTGTTAGTCCATCCTTTAATGAATGGTTCTTTAGTAAGGTTGCTGTATAGCCCAGCAATAGGCAGCAGAGGTTCAAATGAAGTACCGATAAGCGTAGGCTTAACGTCATCTGTTTGATTAACAATACGCACCATGTAAGGGGCTTTACGACCTTCATACTCTCTAAAGATATCTATTAGACCGTCTTGTAAGAACGTTTCAAGGAAAATATCTCCCAGAGAGAGGGTGGATTTGATGTTGTGTTCATCAATGCCAATAGCCCTTGCAATTCTTTTCCCAATAAGATCAGATGCGAAGGTGAGTTTAACTGAAGCACTGTGCGTAGCATTCTTGTTACGTATGCAGTATCGCAGTAGTGTGTCCCATGATTCATTAATAAATCTTTCAAGATCATATTCCCATGTGGGGTGATGTGCAAGGAGACGCGCACCCTCATTAAAGATCTTGTCTGAATTAATTACTACCTTGGATACACGTTCAGAAAGATATTGGAGTGGATTCATTATTCGAAGTCTACAAATGAAGTTTGTTTAAGACGTCCAGTGTTTGTGTCATACGATGTATTACCGCAGTCACCAGTGCGACCAGTAAATCGAGACTTTAAAACTCGAAGTCTGATAGTGTTACGGAGAGTTTCCGAGTCAGCTACCATGTTGCGACAAAAAGCAATGATGTCAAAGCTAATCTGCTTAATAGAGCCTGAGCCTTTGATGTCATCTATAGAAGGCATATGACCTTCTTCAAAGGGCTTCTCACCTTTACGCAAGTGAGACACAACACCAAGCCAGATGTTGTGTTTCTTAGTGATCTTAAGTAAGTCAGACATGAAGGAGTCAACTGCTTCATTACCTGTTTTACCTTTAGCACCTTCGGATACAGCGATAGTAATGTGATCTAAGATGATATACTTACAGCCCATCAAGGCTAAGTGTTCTAACTTATCTATGAGTGATTCATCACTAACAGAACCTTGGTGATCTAACAGCACTAAGCGTTCATCACCAAAGATAGTTTTAAAGGCTGTATACTGTTCTTCTTCGGTAACATTATCTGTCTTAAGATTTTTCTTAAGTTGCATACCAATAAACTTTTCTGCTGTATCACCAACAGACTCTTCAAGAGAGACCATACCAACCATGTCAGTAGTCTTGTCAAGAATTTCCATTACGATTTCTTTAATAACAGTTGACTTACCTGAGCCAGTACCTGATGTGAACAAAACAATCTCACCCAGACGCATACCATAGAGCTTCTCATTGAGTGTCTTGAGACATTCAGGATAAGCTAATGATACAGTGTTCTGTTTAAGTTTGAATTGTTCCCATACAGCTTCACCTTTAACAACGTCAGAAGGGCTATATGATCTTGCATCAAAGATACAGCTCATTAGTGTAGCACTACCTTGTTTGATTAGTACATCACAAGGATCTTTTTCGGGTAGACTAGCTACCTTTACTTTATCGTAGCCAATTATCTTAGCCGCTTGTTGAGTAGCCTTTTGTCCTGCTTCATCGGAGTCAAACATAAGAACTACTTCATCAAAGTTTCTTAACCACTCACGTTGTTCAAGGATTAACGCGGTTGCTGATGCCGAGGGAATGGCCACGGAGGGGTAGTATCGTTGATACTTGTCATACTGCGCTTGCGCCACAGCGAGGGCATCGAGTTCGCCTTCACAGATAATAATCCTCTTTCCTCCAGTAACCGTTGCTTGACCAAAGAACTGGATGTCTTTAAAGTTGCCATGGATGACAAATGTTTTAGGTAACTTTCTCTCTTTGTATGCCACGACCACTCCATCCTTAGTGTAAGGATAAAAATGGCTAGCAATAGTACCGTCCTCTGCGTACGATACTTTAACTCCATAGTGAGCTGCTGTAGCTTTTGTAATACCACGTTCTTTAAATCCACGAGTGTCATATTCTTTAATTTCCTCTAGTGTGTGCATTGAGTAGTTCTCTTTGTGATATTCAGTTGGTTTGTGGTTAGGGTTAATAGGTGAGGATTTTTGGCAACTAAAACAGAAACCAAATTCATCATCTTCTTTATAGCTAAATGCGTCTGATGACGAACATTTAGGGCATGGTGCATGTATCCATCTAGACATGTTAGCTCCAGTCTCTATCTTCTCTTAGCTCACGAATGAATTTTCTACGTTCTTTTGCTTGCTTCTGTGTTTCCTTTTTCTTTTTGAATTGATCTTTAAACTCATCCTTTAAAGATGGTTCATCATTGGTTAATGGTTTTGGTTTCTTAATCATAAGACTTAGGTTTTAAAAACTTGACAGCTCCGATGTTACCGTTGTACCAGAGACGCTCTCCATCAGGTGTTTCATCTCTTGACAGAACCTCACATTGCCACTGCTCATTAACTTCGCTGTATGTAAGATCTCCTGGACCAATGCACCAGCGGTAGATAACGAATGTAAAGCTTTCAAGTCCGTAGACTTCAATATCATCAAGCAACTCTCGGCAGGAGGACTTGTAATGTTTCCAATCAGATTCCTTGCGGATAACAGTTCTTCTTTTGTTTCCAGATAATAGTTTTCTTGATACACTTATGAGCTGCTTTCTGCCGATGTATCTTCTTCCTGTTTGGAGGTTGATAATGGCGTAGATGAATCCGAAGGCGTCAGCTGGTCTGTCTGAGAGAGGGTACCAGTGTCCGTAGTCTCTGTCCATGTAAGTCTTTCTTTTAGTTCTTCAAAGCTTAAGGGTCGGAGATCATCATTGAACTCTCGAATGTAAATACAGTTAGCGCATTTAACGAAGTTATTGTACCATGTTTCTGGTTGTTTGTCTTTCCAGATCTCAATAACCCTATCCCACAGTCGGGTATTAGGTGTATCTTTAGTCAGCTTAATGGCTGTCTTTTCACCTATACCACGTAGACCTTGAATGTTATCTGTTGAGTCTCCAGTAAGAACTTGCATCATCAAGAACCTATATGCTTCGGAGTCACTAACATAATATAGCTTGTGATTTCTAAAGTTATAGTGCCAACCAGTAAGACCATTTAAGTCTTTATCGATATGACATATGATGTATGTCTCTCCATTGTCAAGAGCAGTACGAGCATATACACCACATAGATCATCTGCTTCAGCACCATGTGACGCTATACAAAAGTCTTTGGCATACTCATAGAGCATCTCAATACGTTCTTTAACTTCAGGTTCAATAGTGTCTTTACGAGTACCTTTATATTCAGGGTCTACCTGATATCTAAAGTTATTTTTACCCTTCATAAACACTAGTCCATCCGCTGCACCAGTCTTCTCCATAATATTATCTAGAGCTTCGTCTAGATGTTTTTTACAGAGAGCTGGTGAAGGGGTAGTATAAGCGATTTGATATAGAATACTGTCTACATCAATGATCGCTAAGTCAAAGCAATCTTCTTGTTCAATCATTAATGCACCTCAGCATAATTAATTCCTACATGAGCACCACCACTCATGCATGTAATACCAAACCATTTAGGAGCCTCTGTAAAGGCTTCAATAGCTAGTTCTTTTACTTCTTGGTCATAGCTCTCAGGCACTACAACAGCTACTTCATCATGATAATGTAGAGCAAAGTAGTGTGGTATCTTTCTTTCCCATAGCTTATCTTGTAGGTATACAGCAGCTGCTTTACAGGTGATACCCTCAGTAGTCTGTAGTATGTAGTTAAGCACTTGATGTGATGAACTCACAAACACTATACGACCATCAAGACCTCTAACCCAAGCATTGTCAGATCCAAAGGCAGCAGATGTTCTTTCATACTGTCCTATGAGTCTGTCTTTAAGTTCCTTGAGTCCTGGAATTGAGTTCTCAAACTTTCCGATAGCTTCTTGTCCCAGTTTAGCATCTCTTTTTCCCGATAGTATGAGACCAAGTTTACCCGCCCCACCACCAAACAAGAAAGCATAAAGAAAAGGCTTAGCAAGTTTCCTACTAGTACCGAGTGCGTTAGCGTTTCGTTGATGCACGTCTCCATTGATTACCTCATTAGTAAAATCATCGTTATTAATGTAATGACATAGACCACGCATTTGGTTGCCAGATGAGTCTGCCCCCACAATACTTGTTCCATCTTCGCAGATAAGAAGCGCACGCATCTCTCTGCCGTATGCTGAATCAACACTAGGCAAATTAGCAACAAGCTCGTGACGACAGCGAAAGGTAGGAGTGCCAATAGTCCACATCCTGCCATGAAGACGGTTATCTTTTGATTGTTTAACAGCATCTATCCATCCTTCTAATATACCTTTTCTTGCTCGCAGAGTATAGTACTCACTGATGAGCATAGCCTCTGTACCTAAGAGTTCCAGAGAAGATTCAGTAATCTTAGGACTCTTGTTAACAAACTTTCCGTTTATTTTTTCTACGTTCCATTCATCTGGAACCCATCCTATAGAATAAAGATAGTCTTTGACGACCTCTGTGCTGCCTACTTTGCCTTGTTCAAAAGCGATACGGCAATATGGTCCCTCAATAGGGCGATCTGTACGACCACGTTCTTGTTCAATACTAAAGTGTTTAACAGTTGCTACTGTATAGCATCCATCTTTACGCCATGCTGGTTCTTTAAACTCATCTGGCTTATCTACCTTAATACATCTCATACCGATACGTGGTTCGAGAATCGCCTCGATATGATCCATCTTATTGTTAATTTTCATTAGAAGTGTTTGTGCGCCTGCCATATCAAACTTCCAGCCTTTATTACGTATGGCTGCTTCGATAGCTGCAAAGCGATTCTCTACCTCTAAACCCTTAGCATACATTGGAAACTTACCAATGATCTTTGTTGCCTCTGCTGTAAGTATCTTGTATACTTTAACGTTAAGTTCAACGTCTCGTATACAGTATGTAAGCATCTCATTAGAGTACTTAGAGAAGTCTTCAAACTCTATCTTAGGAAAGCCTAATTTAGAACCCCAACCTTCGAGACCATGTTTGTGATCTCGTTTGTATTGGTTTGTTTGAGACATAACCCAAGTGTCTATTACCCTTACACTGTCAGGCGGGTACCATCCAGTAAGGTGATCCAGCACTACCAAGTCATAGCCAATAATGTTATGACCGAAGATAATGTCTGCCTTACTAATGAACTCTAAGCCTTCCTTTAGAGAAGGTAACTCAGTATTATAGTCAGAGAATGAGTAGACATTTCCGTTGTCAGCATCTACAGCTACCATGCACCAGATGGTGTCTACAGTAGGCATAAACCCGTTTGTTTCAATGTCTACACATAAGCGTAATTTACTCATAGCAGTAGTGCCTGAGCATACATCGTTGTGTAGGGAGCTTCAAGTGCTCTTGCTTCCACTTCACAGGGGTCAAAGAAGTATTGTTCTTGTTCATCATTTTTATCGTAGTTTAATTTAGGAATACTAAAACCATTTCTGCCAGTTAGAGCTTGGCAAGCATGAACGAATTCATGGCATACTATGTTAGCCATTTTATCCATTGTGTAAGGGTTACCTTCCCAACCATGTAAAAGAGGATCTCTTATTTGTATTAAGATCTTTTTATTATCTTCACTGAATATATGTAGCCCACAAGTCTCACCTTTAGGGTCATCATACTCAATAAAACATATTTGTATATTTGCTTTATCAACTACTATTTCTACATTAAATCTATTTATGTAGTCATCTAGTATTCTAAAGAATAATAATTTAATTTCTTTTTCATAGTTAGGTACGCAGGATACTTGTACCTTTATAATATTGTACTTACTACTCAGAGACATATTGAAACGATACGTTAGG